ATTGTTCACCACCTTTTTGGCATCCCCTGCTTTCTTTTGAGCTGCTCTTTTCCTTTTTACAAAAGATGCCCTACCTTCAGGCCCTAACTTATTTGCTTTTTCTTTGGAAAGACACGCCGAATATGCTTCACCTTCTTCGGCATCACCACACTTACCCAATTTTTCACCTGTAGAGGAATATCTATCCCAACCACCACCAGTGGTAGAACCGGTCTTACCTTTACCAAACCATGCTCTTAAATCCTCTTTGATAATTTGTGCTATCGCACTTCGGATTAATTCTCTAAGTTGTTGTTGTTTCTTCTTCAAGTTCTTGCTCCAATTTTTCGATATATTCCTCACGCAACTTTTCAAAATCAGAATCTACTTTTGATAAAAGTTCATCCATATTAAAACCATTCCATTCTTCAACCGAACCATTCTCGTTGATAAACTTCATTCTTAACGCAACTTTAAGGGCCTCTTTTTCAAATTGAGCCTGCTTTAACCATGCTTTCGCATTCTCCAGCATTTTCTTTTTTTCATACCTATCATACTCCCCACTCATCCGTAATTTTGATTCCATACTTAATACACAATCAAAACACATCCCGTGAAAAGCACGCATTTTTTCATCTAACCTCTTTGGGTTTTTACAGTCGCAGGTTTCCTTCATACAATTAGGGAACTTTTTCAAATCCTGCCTAAGTTGATGAAGCTTACCGAGTTTTACTTTATACCCAGCTTTCTGCTCCCACATATCCCCATTTTCATCCTGCCATTGTTCACCGACTTCTCTACGAACATAGGTAGGAATTTCTTCAAAACCAACGGTTGTTCGTGTTTGCGTTTTATGTGTTCCCGCTAACATTTCAGTAACCGCTTTTGTATTTTTTAACTTACTCATAACTTATTTTAATATAAATATCTAAATTAATAGAATAAACCCAATATCTGATTTAAACTTGCGAAAGCACCAGTTAGTTTAAGCGTCCTACCCTTATACACAAAAACAACACCCTCATTCGGAACAATTTTATCAGGCCCGCCGATTGCTGCCATTCTTTCAAGTTCTAATTGTAATTTCTTTATCTTTTTTTCATCCCCACCGGCTTTAACATCTTTAATGATTTGGTCTAATCTTTGCTTTATACTTCGGGTTGCTTCATCCGGGTTTACTGTTAATACTGAACTCATCAACGATAACACTTCCGCACCAACACCTAAAAATATATCTTCAAATGGTCTAATATTATCTTTTGTTATTTTTTGATGGTCGTTTTTATCTACACCCACCGCCCAATCTAATACCTTTTGAGATTTAATGTTATTTGTACCCAATTTAAAACTTTTATCAAAAAATGCCCACCTTTTTACCAATCCATCCTTTGTTGATTTATCTAATTTTTCAGGTGAATTTTTATCTATGTAATCTCCCCACCAAGCCTGATGATATTCTGCAGGCCCATCACTATCTTTTAAACCAAATTTAGATTGTAAGTTTTTTAACATCCCCAAATACTTTGGTTGTAATTTTTCTAAATTTACATCTTTTGGTAATTGTGTAATTGGTGGCCCTTGTATCTTATACTTTTCTTGTACATCCTGATTGATTTGTTTAATCATCCCCGCCAATATCTTTGCATCAGATTGGTCGGCCCCAATCGCCACACCGGATTCATCGTATTCATTTGTATTATGAAATATTAAAAGAGCCTGTCCATAAGGTATTACATTTACCGATGTTGGATAAATAACTTCTAAGTTCATAAACTTTTTACCTTGCGCAAATATCTTATCTCGTTGTGCTTTTGATAACCCCTTCACAGCCGTTTCTAAATCCCTCATAGCAAAGTTGTAAGCATCGGTTAGTCCACCCCTACCTCCGAACTTTGAAGCAACATCAGCGATTGACATTGCGTTTTCACCACTGTTAGCAAGGTGTCCCTTGTTCCTTGCAGCGATTAATCCCTTATCATCTCTCCAACTAATAGCGAGTGCCTGTCCATCTGTATTATGAATTAATATACCATTTGCATAATAACATGAAAAATTATCAACTTTTATGTCATATCTGGTCTGAACTTTGTTTATTGGTTTTATTGATTTAATTTTCATATCTAATCCTTATAAATTTACAGCCCAATAACTTTTCTATTTTTTCCTGTCGTATTACATCTCTTTTTCGAAGTGAACCATCTTTATTAAAATGATGCGATTCATCTATTTCAATTACAGCGTTTTTTTCTTTATCATACCCATCCAAATAATAACCAAGCCCTTCAACATAATACTCACCACCATTTTCCGCGTGTTGGAAGTTATATCCATATTGCTTACCATACTCTTCTATAATTGGTATAGCATTTACATTGTAATTTGGAAATAAAGACTTAAATGCTCCAGAAAATCGTATTTTTTCTTTAACTTTTGGGTGCTGAAAAATGTTATCAACTCCATATTTTTCTTTAACAGTTTTATTTCTTTTGTGAAATATTACTGTCCCTTTAGATAATGGGTTTATTGCACCATATTTTTTCAAATTAGTTTTTTCAATTCTATCTCTATACCCATCCATATAATGAGATTGTTTTACATTTCTAACAGGTATATTTAATCGTCTAAGTTGTTTGTTCACTATTGTAGATGAACTCCACCCATTTTCATTAGCAATTTGTAGCGCAGATTTACCATTTATTATATATTCAGTATATAACATATCATAATTAAATAACCCATCACGCCATTCTTTAAATTTACCACAATTTCTTATATGACCATTTATACTCAAACTACTTTTAATTTGAAGTTTATTACCACAATATTTACAAGCTTCTTCCATAGTATGTATTATTTTATATAAATATGTGATTTGTGAAAAAACCGATGGTTGTTGTGTGTATTTTTACAATGTTTTCAATTCCATATCTTCGGTCAAATCTTTGGCCTGAACATACCCTATACCCTCTACATACATTCTATGATTTGGCGTTACTTGAATGGTTTTACCATCTTCCAGTTCTATTTCTAACCACTCATCAGTATCATCATTATTAAAAGATGCCATAATACCCATAAATTCATTATTACCAGTTACTTCATTAAATGATAATACCAAATCGGTAAGTTTATTATCCACAAACTCCGATATAGGTATGTTTCCATTATTTTTAGTTTCAATAATACTATCACCCGCTATACACTTTTCTGTTGTTAATTTCAAATCACCTTTTAGGGCTTTTGTTATTATATTTTTTAAATCACCAAAAGTTAAACCCAATTCCATATCAAATGGGTGATTCATGTGTCCGTATGCGCCACCCTCTAACAAAAACTTAGAAAACTTTCTGCCAATTTTTTCTAATAATCTAAATTGTCTATCGTTAATTCTCTTTACTTTAGTATTGGTAGACCATTCAACAATTTCGTGTCCTAATCTTGCATAAGCTTCTTGTAACTCTTCATCCTTTACTCCTGTAATATCTACTGTATTATTAAGTGGTGCATCCGGTGGTGCTGCATCCAATGGTGATGTTGCTGTATCAGCCGTTACAAAATCTTCGGTTTCAGGAATATCTAAAAGGTCATCCATTGTAAATACTTTTCTAGTACTACTATATTGGTAAAAATCCCCAGTACCTTTTGCGGATTTTTTGACCATTACATCTGCTTTTGGAAAATCTAATTGTACATATCCACCATTAACAAACCAATAATCGTTTTTTTGTGCTTGCTTACTTAATCCCAAAACCCTTCGTTTATTAGGAACTACATACATTGCGTCAGGTTCACCTGCATCTCCCCCATATCCACCACTTAGTGTTGACTCAGTTAATGCTTTTATATTAAATGTCTTAAAGAAAGATTCCATTATGGATTCTACTGCTATCAACTTTTTTGTTATTAAGTTGTATATTTTGGGATTAAATTTTGGATAAGCTTTTTTAAATCCTGCTTTTCTTTTTGATTCATCTCCCGCTGATAACCACTTTCTTACATCCGTTCCACTTATTGAGTTTGCCTGCATTGGTGATGCGTAAACATAACCATTTTCTTCATACCCACTAGCAGGTTTGAATCCGTCTCCACTATGAAACTTTTTGAAATATTTACCACCCAATCGTTGTACATCCTTTTCTCCTACCACAGTTACAAACGCTGTTGTTTTGGGTGAAAATCCACTTAATACTTCGGTTGGGTTATATGGGTTTTTTACTTGAACTACTTTATTTGAAGGGATATCAAACATTGTAGTCATTATTTTTTTCTTCTCCAAAAAGTTAAATGGGTCTTTCGGTCCACCACTTTTATTGGATGTTCCAATCCAAACCTTATCTTTACCAAACTTTTGAACTAAATGTGAGTATGTTCCATAGTGTCCTTTATGAAAAGGTTGAAACCTTCCTGCATATACAACCACTATATCTTTTATTTCTTCGGTTAATATTTCTTTAACCCACTCTTTTATTAAATTTCCCATATAAATAAATATAAAATTTATTTTAGTTTATTATTATCCAGAATATGATGATGAATAGTATGGTAAAAATATTATATAATCAGTGTCAACACCTTCATTACTGTGCAATTTAATTTTTAAATATCCATCCGGGTCTGCTAAGAGTGATATAGTTCCCGGTGATGAGTTTCTTATCAAAGAAATATTCTCACCCGATAGCCAATCAATTTTTTCGCCTTCACTCAACAGAGTGTTGCTTGGTTCGGTTGTATTATTCCACTCACCTTGAATATTTAATCCTAATCTATTATCGCCAGTATCTTTAATTACATTTGTAATAGTAGATAATGAAGAACTTACATTATTAATTTGAGTGGATAATGATGAACTAGCTTCAGTTAATGTTGTGATAGATGAACTTACATTATTAATTTGAGTGGATAATGATGAACTAGCTACAGTTAATGTTGTGATAGATGAACTTACATTATTAATTTGAGTGGATAATGATTGACTTAATTCCGTTATATCACCCCCACCACCAGAGCCACTTGCTTGACTATCATATCCTTTAAAATAATAATTGGTTAATATCGATTCATAATTTGCAAAATCGTTTTGTGAATTTAAATATTCAATTTTTATATCATTTGCCACATTTTTATTGGTTGGATTATATAAAAATGTATGAGTTGATTGAGTTACATTAGTTTGAGTATCAGAGTATATGTCTGTTGATGAGCCTGTAATAATATCATACAATAGTTTTGTTCCTATTAACTGATATTCTGTTAATGTTCCTCCCGTTGCTCTTGATCTGATATACACATTTATTTTATCAACATTACCTAGAATTGGATTCACATCTTTTATTGTTATATGAGCTAATGATTGTGAAAATATGGTAGTAGAACCTGTACTAATTGTTTCCACCACAAAACTCCCGGTAGAAAATAATGTAAAAGTTTTTAGTAGTGATGCTGTTTTAGTACTTACAGATGCGGTTAGTGGATTAGAAACTCTAACTTTTCTACTGGTAATAAATGATTGTAATGATGCGGTATAATTTTGTGGCTTTAACATTCCTGCACTAAGTTCTGCGGATGTAATTTGTGGGGATAATGTGGTATTTTGTAAGTTAATTTTTATTTTACCACCAATCGAATTTGGATTTAATTGATAATTTGGTGTTTCTAAAAACACATTTTGCCCACCAAAATCCGATGTATAAATTATATTTTGATTTACAGTTTGATTTACTATTTGTGGTTGATTCAAACTTTGGGTTGGTATTTCTCTATAAAATGAAAATGATTCTGATACGGATATTATTGGTACTGAATTTTGGTTTGTAAACACTATTGGAGATTCAGATCTACTATCTCTACTTATAGAAATTTTTCTTTTCCACCTAACATTAATAACATCTCTAAATTCTTCAGGTATTATCTCACCATCTTCGGTTCTTTCTGCTATACCACATATTATCATTTCACCAATACCATTTGGGGTATTGTATATATCATCCCGTTCACCATAAACCCACACCGAAATATAGCGTGATAAATCACCTGGTTCGTAATCAGGTATTTCATAGTAAACCGAATTAAGATTTACATCTAATATTTCAATATATAATTGAGAATTGGGTTTTAGTATATCCTCATTTGGTTTTATCCTAACACCATTTTTACCCCTACCAAAAAAAGAAGGAAACTCTTTTATACCAAAGTATGCTTCTGATGTTAATGAAGTATCTTCAATATAAACCGGTATTAAATCTAAATTTTCGTTAAACCTTCTTTTAAATTCCAATGACATTTATTTCCCCTATAATTATAAGTATTTTATTGAAGAAAAAGAATTTATTTTATTTATATCAATTATTTGGTCTACCATATCCCTCGTTTTATCTATATGGGATATTGTAATAATAAAATCAAATTGAGTTTTTAAATAATCAAATAATAAATACAAAGAATTAAAATTATCAGTATCCAACGAACCAAACCCCTCATCAATAGCAATAAAATTGGGACGTGGTAAGTTAGATACACTTATCAATGCGGTCCTGATTGCTATTGAACTCACAAACTTTTCCATACCACTTGTCAACTCTAATGGCCAGTATCTATCATCACCATAACAAATATATGAATTTATGTTTTTACCATCCGTATTTAATATGATTTGAAAATCCACTATAGGTTGAAGAATGTTGTTGATTTCAATTTCTAACTTTGGTAATATTTCTGATATTAATCCATATGGAATACCATCTCGCTTAACTGCTGATAAGTAATATTCATATCCATTGTATTTTAATTCCATTTGATTTAACTTTTCAATGGACTCATTTACAGATTCAATTGTATTTTTTTGAACACGTAACTCACCCAACAAATCTATTAAATCGGTTGTAACCCTATTTAATTCAGATTGAGTTTCTACTCTTTTATTTTTCAAAATACTAATTTCATCGTTAAGTTTAATATTGAATTCAACCGATTTTTCTTGCTTTTTGGCTTTTTCAATATCGGATGATATTTTTTCATATTGGACTTCGTATTGAGTATAATCAGATTTAGCATCATTTAATTCCGATAAAAGATTATAATATTTACGGTTTGTTTCTTGCTCCTTTTCTTTGACCTGATTCACCTTTTCTAAATCTGCTTTTACATCACACGCCCTCTGCCTTACAACCTTTTCAGATAATTCCGTTTCTAATTCAGTTATCTTTTTAGTAAGAGATAGTATTTTGTTTTCTAACTCCAAACTCTGTTTTGCAAATGGAGTGTTTTTGTTTTTAACACAGTGTTCACAATTATCATCGTATGTAAAAGAACCAATACCCTCCAAGTGTTTTTTAGTATGAGATAAATCAATCTGATACTTTGATATGGTTTGCTTTACCAATGTTATATCCCTATCTAATACACGCCACTCATTATCTTTTAGTTTTAATTCATCCAAATTGTATTCTTTGTAGAACTCACCAATTCTTTCAAGCTTTTCTTCTAATGGTTTTACCTGATATTGTAACTCCCTTATATTGGATGATATTACTCCTGTTGAATTTCTACAATCTTTTAATTGGGTATTTAATACTTCCAAATTTAAAGTTTTATCCACAACAATTAACTTTGCAGATTTATCTTCAATTTGCTGGTTTATAACCCCAAGCCCATTTTCAAGATTTACTTTTTCAGTTTCTAAATTTGAAATAGAACCTGTTATGGATTGGACTACCATTTCAGCTTTTGCTAACTTTGTTGGAAAATCTTGTCCCTTATAATCTTTTAATAAGGTTGATAATTCTTTTATTTCTTCACTTGCTACTGAATACAATTGTTCAAAAACATCCATATCCAAAAATTGAGCAAGTAATTCTTTTCTTTCTTTTTGCGATTTATCAATAAACCCACTATTGTTAAATTGAGTTGATAATGCCGTCAATATAAAATCATCGTATGTTCCTACATACTGTCTAATGACTGAATTTGTATCCCGCCTTTCATCCCCATTCAAACTTTCAATATCCCCCAAATCATTGAATGTGTAAAATTGAGTATCAACCTTTACAGTTCCTTTTTTTGTAGATTTATTTGCAGTTCTTTCAATTACATAATCCCTACCATTTAATTCAAAAATAAATTTACAATAAAAATTCTTTTTAGAATAATTCATCACATCAACTGCTTTTGATGTTCGGGAACACTTATCAAAAATACAAAATGATAAAGCATCCCATAAAGAAGATTTACCACTTGCGTTAGGCGCAAATACACCATACGCCCCCTTCATATTCTGAAAGTTTATATGGTTATTCTCACCATAAGAAAACATATTGGAAAACTCAAAACTTTTTGGTATCCAAACGGAACTTCTAATTGCATATGGATTTACAATCTTTGAGTTTATATCGGCGTTTATACCCTTAACAACTTCTAATAATTCTGAATCAATTCCAAATTTTTGGCTTAAATAATCCTCTAATAGTTTATTTTGAAAACCAACATCTCTTACATTTTGTAGAGTTACATGTTCACGCTTCCCAACCTGATTAGTGGATAAAACTTTTTGAATACTCAGCTCTTCTATATCATATTTCTTTTTCAAAGAAGATATAACCTTATTTAGTTGGGATGTGGTTGTATCTTTAACCCTCAATCGTAATCTTGGTTTTGGGCAAATATAATTGCTTGATACAATTTTACCATCCTCAATATCAATTGTTCCATACCCATACTCATTCTCAATATGAACGAATGTAGAGGACTTTGTGGGTAAATCCCATACCAATATCCCATGTTCAGGATAAATTGATTCTGAATGGTTCTGTGTAATCAGGGAGCCTGGATACTTTATCGTATCTACACCTGATACTGAATTATTGGGGACATGAATATCCCCTAATAAAGTAATATCATATCCTCTAAAAGAATCTACTGTAACTTTTTTATTATCAATCTTAAATCCATGTTCGGTTTGTATCCCATCAACGGGTCCGTGATAAAGAGCAATCTTAAAATCTCCATTAACATCTGAACTATTTGTAAAACCATCTGATGAATCAAACACCGATTTATGTGCAAATGTAATACCACCAAATTCAAAGGTTGTAGTGTTTTTATAATAAAATAAGTTTGGATGATTTAACGCATCAACAATTGGTGATAACGCATCTAATCGAGAAGGATTATTTAGGTTTGCATCGTGATTACCGGGGATTAAAATAGTAGGCATAATATCCGATAAACTTCTTAAAAAGTTTTGAGTCATATGAACCACTTCAGGTGTCATATCGGTTTTAGCATGAACAATATCCCCAGCCAATACAATAGCTGAATCATTAGTAACAACCGATTTTAGGTAATCATATAAACGATTAAAGACTAACGAATATTCTTTGTGTCTCTTTAAGTTTCGTATATGAACATCGGCAATATGATAAATCTTATTTAACTTTTTCATTTTTTCCTAAACATTTTATACTCCACCAAACTTAGTAAATTTAATTCGGGAGTATCGTATATTTTTGTGTTTATCTTATCATATCCTAATTCAGATGCATCATCCTCCGAATCCAACTGAACTAAGTGAACTTTAATTCCCCAACCCATTAGTTTCTCACATAATTGAATAGAGTTGTTGATAGCATCGGAATCTAAACAAACATAGATACGGGATACTTTTTTATCCAATATCTTTTTTTCTAATTTTGGTGGAATTGTTTTTCCAAATATAGGAATGGCGTTTCTACGAATTGCGATTGCATCAAAGACCCCCTCACAAATAACGATTGGTTCATTCCAATTTACATACAAATCAAACCCAATAATATCTTTGGATACCTTTGGATTTTTATGCTTTTGTGCTGTATCATAAAAAGCCCTACTAACAAAATAGTTTAACATCCCATCCGAATCGTATGAAGGGATGATAATTCTATTACTATATTCACCCTCAACACAATACCCCATTCCATATTTAACAATATCACCCGGTCGGATTCCTCTACCTAAAATGTAATTTAGGGCATGTGAATAAATAATGGATTTAGATGATTCCCATAAAGGAATAAACTCTTTAGGTAGTTGAACAAATGTTTGTTGTTGGGTTAGTTGTTCGGTTGGTTGTTTATATTTTCTAATGTTTCTGAAAATAGAATTATACTCATCCCATATTTGTGGTGATACATTCAGCTTTTTAAACAATGAACGGATTGTTTTTCCCTTTTCATCCGATATCCAACAATGCCAGGGGTTATCACCATCCGATGTTGTTTTTATGTTTATTTCAAGTTTTGGTTTGTAATGGTCGGTGAATGGTGAATAAAAAGCATAGTTATCCCCAGTGGTTTTTTTACTTTTACCCAAAACCTTTTCTAATAACTCAATTAATCTTTCTTCTACCATCTCTTAAATCGTATGTATAAATATGTTTTGGTAAGTTAGTAATTATCTTTACATTCTCATCACCCTCTTTATATCTCCTATTTATTTCAACTCCATAAGGTCTATCCAACATAGAAAGTGTCCTAATATGAAATGATTTACCATCCACCTCCAACGATTTTGATGCGGATGTTTCACCCAAATAATTAAAATTGGAAGCACGGTAGATAACCCCCCTATGCCCCTGATTTTGGTCTGCGTAACTTATTATGTATTCCCAATCCGTATTTTGTTTTAACCACTTAATTGTTTTGGATATAAAATACGATTCAGCATTTTTTGGTGTATCATCTACCAAACACAATCTTCGTAATTCTAAAACCTTATCGGGACGGGATGGGTGATATGTTTGCCCTGCGGTTGGGCCTGCTGGTCGGGTGTAGATACAAACACCAATTATTTCAGGCATACCAAAATTTCCTTCTCTGAGTAGAATAAATGCATGTTTTGTTTGTATATTTACATAATCAGAGTAATGCCACTTTTTTAAAAAGACACGAATGTTCTGATTAAACGATGTATGTTCAACTGTGTATGTTTTTACTAAACCCATTCTACACAATATACAACAGAAAAACTAATTATCCAAACAAAAATGTTTTGGGTTCTTCATTTATCCATTCTGTGGGGATTTGTTTTGTGGCCCATTTAAATCCGTTTTTATCGGCCCACATCCCATATGTAGTTTTTGACCTTTTATTTAATTTTGCATTTGGATTTTGAAATACAATCCGTATATCCAAATCAGGCTTTTGAGCTTTTATTAATAAGTGTTTTTTTCTATCCTCTAAAGTAAACCTACCCTTTGTTTCTATAAAAATTCCATTGGGCAATCTAAAATCAGGTTTGTATGTATGATTGGTAGCAGGTTTAGTATAGGATATTTGGTGTTTTTCATATTCACCATCAATACCTATTTGTTTTAATTCATCCGAAACTTTATCCTCCAAACCCGAGCGATGCCCTTTGGTTTTTTGGATGTGACCCCAATTTTTTGGCATAACTAATCTATATCAAATTTTACATTTATAAATAAATCCGTAATCGTACTTTTCTTTAATGGTGAACCTAATTTTGCAACAGCCATCATTTCACCATCATCGTTGTATAATCCAATAGTTGTTATGTATGGCATGAATTCTGAACCTGTTGTAAATGATTTGTAAGCTGAAGCTGATCCGGACGTTCCACTCAACGACGCGGTTATAGGTTCTAACACACTTGGATTTGTGCTTTTATTAAATTCATCTTTTGGAATATGACAAATTAAATTAACTTCTTCTACCAATTTAGTTGCTCTATAGTTTACAATAAACCCTCTATTAGAACTATAATCCCAATTACCATCTCCTAAAAAAGTGTTTTGATTATTAGAACCGGTGTTTGTCATAACAATCAAACCCTGTCTATAAAAAACATAACCATATGTTGCTGATGATGATACTATAGTTCCCCACTCATCATCTACTTTTTCATCCGTATAGTATCTATAGTTTGTTGTTGAGCCTGAATAGTTTGTTATATTAACCGATGTTGGCTTTATTTCAAACCCAAATCTATAAACAGGTATAGATAAAACTGATGCGGTATCGTATAATTTTAATCTCCAATCAGTAGTAAATAATCTATCTAAACTAACCCACATTGTTTTTTGATAAACATCACTTAATCCATCGTATGTGGAACTTTGTGTTAAATCGGTTGGTGTAAATTCAATCCCACCACTAATATGGGGTCTTATTGCTCTTAAAGTAGATATACCAAATGATGTGTAATGATTTGAATCCGTTACTTCATATCTTTTATGTGCAACAAATTTTTTTTCTTGTGAAAATACCTCATTTATTTTTTTAAAAGTATAATTAATACCATCAAAATTTCTATTATTTAATACAATTTTTTGAACTGTTCTATTATATGGCATTAATTATTATTTTAAAAATCTAATTTTACTTTTAAAAGAATTTCGTTACCAAAAGATTTTAATATTGGTTTTGATAATTTACCAACTGCTAACATTTCACTTCCAGTATTATACAACCCAACGGTTGTAATATATGTTTTTGGATTATTTACAAATGTTGGTTGTCTAAGTACATTTATACCACCGGAAGAAGATACATACGATGGATTATTACTAAAATTAAACTTAGTATTTTTAGCTCTTAAAAAATAATATGTAGATTTGACTTCTTCAACATTTCTCCCTTTAAATGCACCATTGGTAGAATCATTAGCTGCCGAACTACTTATAGCTTCGAACAACTTAAATGCGTTATCACCATTTACATTAGAACCAGTATTAGTGTTTAATACTGGAATAATACTTGACGAACCTAATAGTGTTCCTGATAAAACGATTACACCTCTTTCGGGATAAACCCTTCCATATGTTCGTGTTGCGGCGGCAATTGCTATACCATTCGCTAGTGAACCGGAAACTACATTAAAAAATTCTGAATTTTGGTTTCCTGCCTGAAGTGTATCTCGAGAATCATCTATTAATCGTAGTTGATTAGAACCACTTCTAAGATTTAATTCAAAATTACCGGCATCCAACAAATCTTTGATTCTACCCCTTTTAAAGTTAATTACATAAATTATGTTTTCATCTACGGCCACACCCGAAGCACCAAGACCTATAAAACTGAATTTTTGTTGGGTTGAAGGTAAAAGAGTTTGTACATATTGGGCATAAATTGCACGAGATGGGGTGTCTTGCGAACCAGCAAAATTCGATGCTGCGTTTATTACTAACGAACCACTACCTAATGCGTGTCCATATGCTACTGAAAATTGGACTTCTCGATGTTCATCACTCGCCGGTTCATCGTAAACATCGTAATAATATTGTCCCGATGAAGCACTTTGTGCAGATGATGTGAAAAATGTTGATAATGTTGGGGAGTTTTGGGTAAATAATCCACGAGTTACTCTTTGAATTATTGGATCATCGAATATATCATCTGGATCTAAATTTTCAAATGCTCCAGAGCTAGCAGTTACGTTCTGATTTCCAATTATAATTGTTTGTGTTGCCATTTGTATTTTTCCCTTTTATATTTTTTTAACATTTTATTAATTGATATACACCCATAAAATTTATTGTACTGTAACTGTAACAGGTATATCGATTCGTGTACCAAATCTATCCGATTGAACTATTATCGTACCGTTTTGGTCTAGTTGGGGGGTTAGTGTAAAAATGCTCGTAAATTCAAACTTAAAAGGATAGACCGGGTCTGGGGTAATTTCACCCAAATCACTATCCAAAAGAGTTACAGTAAAAGTACCTTGTTGAGCGACTTGGCCGGCGATGGTAACGGTTACGGAGTTTCGGTTGGGGCCGACGGGCGTCCCCGGCGCATTTCTGGGTAGGGCGCTACTTTGTGGTATCGAAATTGATGTTGGAGCAACTGTCATTATAGGTATGTTAGAGGTGCGGGTTGGTAATGTTACTAATTTATATTTCAATGCGTAGTTTTCATCTGTAATTGCTTCCAATATAGGCATATTTTCTATCATTTCACCATAATATGATGAACCCAATGTATGTGATGGGTTATATAATGTGTAATCAACTTCATCATCTCCTAATGCAAATTTTGTAATTTCAAATTCGTCTCTAGAAGAAGCTAATCGCTCTCTACCTTTTTTTGTTAAGATAGCATCAACAGTCACCGATGTATTATCTAAGTATCCCATATATTATTTCCTTAATTTTGTTTTATATAAATATAGATTTTTATTTTTTTAATTTTGTTTTATATAAATATAGATTTTATTTTTTTATATTAGCACCCCGAACTGACGAATTTCTTGGAGGAATTCCTAATACATTTGAATCTACTCTAAATATTTCAACACTAGGTAATCCATCTATTGATGTAACTCCACTATTACAACCATTAAATTTTAAATTTGCTAAACCTAATGGTAATTCATCGGTTTGAACAGATGGGTATGGTATTAATGATGATGAATAATATTTACCTAATGATGCGGATAAAGATGATGAATAGAAGAATTCTCGTTGTTTTCCGTGCGGAGATAATCTTTGATCCATATAAGACCATATAATCTGCCTTTCCCACCAAGGATTTTGAACATTAAAAAACACCCCACTACTAGCACTTAATATGGGATATTGATATTTTATTAAAGCACCTTTATAGTATGAATCTTTAACATATATTGGAGCTGAATAATCAAGTTTTGCTCCAATGACTTGAATATTTGGTTTAATATTTACTAAATGGTCAAGCTTTGCTCCAATAGTTTGAATATTTGGTGTAATAGTTCCTAAATAATCAAGCTTTGCTCCAATGGCCTGAATATTTGGTTTAATATTCACTAAATGGTCAAGCTTTGCTCCAATGACCTGAATATTTGGTATAATGATTCCTAAATAATCAATCTTTGAAGCTTCTATTACTTTGGGTGAATCTTCCAAAAGTAGTGGATAATCCAGTCGGGCGAGTGACCACTTATCATCTCGTTTGATTTTGTTTCTTTCTAAAATATGCGGTTCTAATAATACACCACCAATATACTCACACCTTGCGGGTATTAATTGTTTTACTTGTTGGAATATACTATGGTCATATAAAGATAACAAATCCAACAAAAGTCCAATTGCAGTCCCACGCCTTTGAGCCGAACCTGAAGCCGGTGTTAGATTAACATACTTTTTAAAATACTCACCTGCTCTCCATTTTAATAAAGGATAATCATCATTAAATCTATCATCCGGATCTCCTACCCAATCATCTATTTCAAAATAACCTTCTGAATTGTATATATCATCATTTACTACATCCGTTGATGAGAAATATAATCCAACCAAATTTGAATCTAATTGGGTATAATCATATTGAGAAACTTCACCAGTTCTTTCAACATCTAAAGAACCACTTAAAACCGAAGATTCTATTCTTACTTTATTATTATTCTCATTTAATACTCCCGCCGATGGAACTTTTACAAATTGAGTATCCACCTCACCAACTAAATCAGCCGATGTGTGATTTGGTAATGATGCGGTTAATGGTGCTCCACCTGAAGTGGTTTTAAAAAATTGATTTGGGTGGGATGATGAAATAGCTGTTGATATAGTATTAAACCCACTATCAGGAAATATTCTATAAACCAAATTTTTGTAAGAGGTTTGGCTATTATCAACATCGGTTGTATTATCATCTGAAAAATATGCTTCAGTATTTAAGGCGTGCTCTTGAAATATTTCTTCGGAAAGGGATGATGAGTAATATCTAATCTCTTGAATTGATGCAATTGATGAATAATCACCAACACCATCACCAACAATGAATTGGGTTGAGTTACCAAATATACTATTTGGTGTAGAACTTTGAGCCGAAAGTGAAGCTAGGATATTTCCGAAATCATCTTTAAATACGGCTCTAATTGTGGTTGAACTCCCAGATATAATACCAAACACACCATCTTTTCGTGTTTTATAGTTCATATACGATGAACTCATAACTAAACTAGAACCCGTTTTAGCCAATATTCTGGCTCGCCCATCTGAATAATTCCATTCAAAGTCTAAATCAGTTCCACCCCCCGTTAATCTACCAATTGTAAAATCATTTAGTGGCATTTTACCAATTACTTCAATAGTGTTTGGTATACTAATACTACCATCTATACCTATACTACCAAAAGGGTTTCTTATTGGTTTAGAATCGGATGTTTCTACTTTGTAAATAAATCTTTCAGCTTCATATTTGTTTGGGGATTCAACAATTGTGGGCCCACCATATTCTCTTATTTTTAAAAATAACGATGGAATACCATAGCAAGATAAAAGGGCTTTTATTGAACGAGGCGTTCCTTTTGATTTGTAAATATATGGTAAATTGTTTAATACTCTACGCCAAACTTCTGACCTAATTTTTTCCTTTGATTTTGTTTCCAACCCACCAATTGTTTGTGATCGGCTTCCTGATGAATTAGTTCCTAAAGTATATTCCCAAAGATTTGCATTACCCCAACCATTGGATAAATACCACCCCATTGATTTTGCTACATCATATAACAAATCATCTGACATACCATCTTCAGGATGTTCTTCTCTTTTATTTATATCTTCTAATGATTTTACATAAGTCCACAAAATATCAAAGTGGTGTCCTATCATATTAATGAATAATACATAATCTTCGTTGAGCGGGTCTTCCCTTAACGCAAATGGTATCATATTGATTAGGGCAGAATCATTTTGTGAATCGTAAAGTGAAGCAGAACTATAAGCACCCGCATACCAACTCTCTGCTTGAGAACTTGTGGTTGGATAAAATACTATTGGATATGTTGATATTTTTGGATATGGTGTGGCTGGATTATCGGTTGTTGAATAATGTGTGTATAGTGAACCTGTTGCTTTGTTATACATCCATTTTTCAAACCCATCAAACCCACCAATTAAAGTATCTCTTCGTGTAATTGCTTGTGATATGTTCGTTAATGCATGTGATCCTGAAATTTGTTGTAGGGTTACTATTCTACTATTATATCCCTCTATTGTTTGTAATTTACTAAAGAAATTATCAACTCTTTCGGTTGCAGATGAATAATGAACAAAATTTTTAAAATCGGAATAATCTATGTTTAATTCGATATTACCAAAAGAACCACTAAAATAACTATCTATAATTTGTTGTGATGTGGATAAATTTGCATCCAATAAATCATTCCATGATTTAAAATCAGTACCATCCGATTTACCATATTTATCTAAATCAATGTTAAAATTTGGTTGTAAAAATTGAACCCTTTTAATTTGATTTAATTGATCATATGCAACTATTTTTTCTATATATGATTTTTGTAATCTACCATCAATTGATAAACTTTGCCCAACATCTATACTATCATCTAATGGTAATGTTAATTTAATGTATAAATCCGAAATTCCTTGACGGCCTTGAGGAGTTATAACCCCACTTAATAAAGAACCACCTTTTTGATTTTTTAATCTAACATTTGCAAAGTTTACTAATTGTCCACTTGAATCTGCAAAAAGTTCTGAGTTGCGTACATCTTCTGGATTTGATGTATTAGTAACACCAAGTGCTTCATACACACCATTTGGACCATCAGCTGGTCTTGGTAAAATTTGTGAATATCTTACAGTAGTTAAAAGACGACTGATATTGGGGTTTAGGCTTCCAGAAACATATATAGAACCACTTACATAAAATACAATAGTGGGATTATCGTCATCATCCTTACTTAATTTTGTTCTATTTTTATACTGCTTAACTATAAAATTTGGTCGTGATTCATGAGAAATTTCAAAATTTTGATAATAATCGAATGCCGCACCTGGTAATAGTCTTTGTGGAACAGTTATTTCGAGGTTGTCTGTAAGATTACTGGCGTCTTCAGGTTGAATAAATGCAGGAGGGTTGGTAAATACGGGGCCGTTCGGGCCCCTATTACTTCCCGAAAGTACAAGAATATTATCGTTTCTACCGTTTAATTCAGTTCCAATAATATCATTATTAAAAAGGTAATATGGAGCGCCTGCATAAGTACCTTCCGTTGCTTTTTCCTGAACCCATTCAGGTTCATTATTTTGATTTAATTCTAATTTAAAAAAAGTAAATCTTCTGGTTGCTGATCCACTCGGGTATTGTTGATTTACACTACCACTTACTATCTCTTTAAATAAAATACCTCTGGGTGATAGTGGATAATTAGGTGGTTTAAATAGTGTATGTTGACCATTAAAACTGCCTGTTGGGAATGGAATTGGTGTAATTCCTTCCCCAACAAAATTTATGTAAGATATATCGGAAATAATATTATTACCAAAATTTAATAAAAATTCGGGTTTACTACTTCCATTTGTAAAATTATTTAAAGGTTGAACAGTGTATTTAAATTCTTGAATATCTTTAATTAATTTTAAATTAAAATTGCTTGGATTTTTAATTCGTATTTCAGTTCTATCTGAAGATATTTCTGATATTTTTAAATCCGGTTCATTTGGATTTCCCGCAAAATTGTATAATGGGTTATACACCATTGTGTATATTCCACTATCATATCCAAGTTCTCTTATATCTTTTTCAGGAGAAAATCCAAATATTGGATTTGTAGCACTACTAATCTGACTTCCGGATATTGTTAGGAAGTTTCTAAAATATGATGATTTTAATAAATTATTATCAGAATCATATATGTGTAATTCCAAAAAACTTTGCCTAGGGCCCGCGATACCTCCAATATTGGAAGGTGTGTCAACAAAGAAATCAACACCTGTGAAAGATGATGATATAAATCGGTAATTACCTAAATTTTCAAAAGTCTCCCCATACAATGGAGATGTACTTGAAATAATATCATCGAAATTTATAAATCTATCTAATGACATATTAATTTATATAGGGAATTACATCAAAACTATAACCGATAATTTCTTGATCATCAATTTCCAATTCAGTTATTTTTGTAGTTTGATTTGAATAAAACGATTGCGATGTAAATAATTTTACATTGTTATCCAACGTAATTACACCATAACTACTGGTTGAATCGGTAATCTCATAGGATAATATGCTTCCTTTTTTATTTCGTTTTATATCTCTTTCCATTATCTAATTAATTTAAAGTAATACCCATTATCATAATATTTTTCAAGCCCATCAGAATCAACTCTGAACACAAATCTATAATATCTTTCAGGCTGTAATGTATTAAACCACATATCAAAATAGTTTCCGTTTGAATCACATTCTATCTTTGTATAAGTAGTATTAAATGGTATAATTTCTAAATTAGTTTCAACATCCCTAATTGACCAATATGATGATGTGGGTAAGTATTTTATAGTTGATAGTGCCCCACTGTTACTAAATGTTCTTTGTGGGTATCTTTCTCTACCATAAACTCTAATTCTATCTTTTGAATCTTGCTTATATTCAGATTTAAGATTTTTGGTGTATATAACAATATTTTCTGCGGTTAGTGATGATAAAGAGCCTGTCTGAAATTGGGAATCATCCCACCTAACTTCCAATGTTGGTACATAAATTGTATGAGTTTCTGTTGAAAAATATTTTGAGATGCCAAACTTAGCTGAACCGATTTCATCGGTATTAGACCTTTTAATGATAAACCCATTGTTTACTCTATTACCACTAAGAATATCATTTACATATTGAGTTACTTCAATGTTTATGTCCGAAACATTTCTACTAAAAGATTGCGAATATGAAATACCATTAATGGATGATGTAAACCAAGTTCCACCACCTTCATTAACCGCCCAGTATGAGCCCGAATTTATTGGTGATGCTACACTCCAACTTATATTCGTACTTCTATAAACCCAATTTGAATCATTCTCATTATGAGGTGTATCGGGCAATGAACCCAAACCTTCTACCCAACTTTGAGATATGGGGTAGATATAAAGATTATAATCGGATGGAATTTCTCTTTCATCCGATGAAATAAGATTTAAATAATACTTTATACTTCCCGATATTGTTTCGGCCGTAACCAATTGTGAAATTTCGGATAAATCAAATTGAATTAATATTCTACTATTACCTATTAGAGTAGTATCATCGGTATCAAAGAACTTACCTACCTCTAATACTTCATCTTTTCCAACATTTTGTAATTTTCTTGCTGAATATTCATATATAGTGGTATCTTTTTGAGGATATATTCTATAAATCATTTATTTCTCCTAAAATAACGGAACAACTCTACCTCTAATATCTACATCAGGAAATTTAACCTCAAAAATAGATGGGTCTTTTGCTGGATATATAACACCATTTCGTGTTGCTCTATTAATATCATATACATGTGGTGAATATATACCATCAAATTTATTAACTATTTGTAATCCACCCAAATTACCTACGCTTGGTCTAATAACAGTTTGAACTCCATCAACTCTATCTAATAAAACATACAAATCTGATAATAGTATAGGACCGTTTATTTGACTATTTTCTTTACTAAAATATAATTTTAATTCATTAATACAATCTAATAAAACTTCGTTTGAATTATAGTTTGGTAAAACAATAATTTCAAAATCAATACCAATGTTTATAATATACGCATTTTTAATATTTACCGCATCGGTCAACATCCTATGATATGAAATATAATTTTTAAGGTTTTGTTTGGTGGCTGGGTTCACATTTGCTATATTACCCTGTCCATCATAACCAAGAACATATAAATTTAATGCAAGTGGATTTGGAACTTGAAGAGAACCAACCGATGAACCACCGCTTCCGGCCGGGCTAATAGCTCTTATTTGATAATCAGGAGCTACATATGCTTTTGCTACTGCACCAAATTGTGGTGGCATAGCATATGCTCTTACAACATAATCTTCAGCAGTAACGGCTCTACTTTGTGCAGCGAAAAATGCCATCGCATTATTTCTAATTTCATCCATATCATCATTTGATTTACCACCAGATGCGGGTTCTTCGTTTGTAACCGCAACCGAATTTCTGATTGTATTAAATTGTTGTGTGTTTGCTGGTGTAATTTCATTTTCAATTTCAATGTTTACAATTGTGGTTAAATCTTTGGATACAACATTATCAATTACACCCTGCCCAACTCTAGCGGTTACAGTTAAGGTTGTATTTGATGGTGCAGCACCATATGTTTTTGTATATAAAAAATTTGATGGGTCTAAATTTTGCGTTATGTTTCCAGTTGCTTTATATAAATTAGAACCAACATTTCCGGGATTTGGTAATAACTCTTCATCTGCATTTGATGATACTCCCGGCCCAAATTGTACTACTATAGAACCATTTTCTTCCACTCTAGTTATATATCTTTTAGGTACTTTTTTAAGCTTTAATAAATATGGAGTTTCCGACCCATATTGATTTAAACTAAGTGTATAATCGGTTGTATTTGGAACTTGCTCAAATACAGTTTCTTGAGCTAAATAATCTACTTTTGTCCAAATATCACCATCATCATCAACAATTTTAATAACATCAATAATACCATCATCAATAATTTTAATTTTATCATATGGTTTTGGCGAACCAAATGTAAATGTGGCTATTTTATCTTCACCACTAACTACAGGAACACTTTTTTTAAATAAATAAAAAACAGGCTCATCGGTAATTTCGTTTATTTGATAAACCGATATTTCAGTTGGGTCAAAAGATGATGAATATGCAAAATCAATTTTTCTAGTTGTAGAAAACACCACATTTGGATTTTGAGTTGATGATACCTGCATCCCCTCTTTAATTTTTAAGGCATAATCTAAATCAGGTCTAACATTATTACCATTCCCAATGGCAGGAACTAACTGATAAACAATTAAATTTGTTGTAGCGGGTGAATAAAATTTTGGTTTATATCCCATCGATTGGGCTAACTGAAATAAGTTTCCATTTTCTTTTACTTGAGTAATAATTGATTCTCTTAATTGAACATCCGTATAATATGATAGAACATCACCAACATACGATGCCATTTCCATAAACATCATTCCAGGAGATGATTCGTTAAAATCATTATAAGTGTTTGGATAATACTGTTTAGCAAAATCTACTAAATTTTTTCTAAACGCGGAAAAATCCCTACCAATTAAACTAACTTCTTTTTGTGAATCATTTAACATTTATTACTCCTAAGCTATGGATAATCCACCCTGATTATCAACTTCTAAAACTATGGTTTGATTGGCACCCTGTGATGTAACTCTAAATTTTATTTTTATACTAACTTTATTAGAATCGGGCTCACTATTAACATCAGCACTATCCAATAAAATATATGGAAGCCAAAAATTAATATCGTTTGTCAAAGAGTCCTCTAATGATGAATCTAAATCAGATTGGATATTTTCAAACAATAATGAATAAATATCCACACCAAAAAGTGGTTGGAATGGCCTTTCACCTTTTGTGGTTAAGAGTAGATTTTTTAAATTGGATATGGCTTGTTGTTCAGTTGTGTAACTTAATTTGAACATTGGGTTACCACCCAATGGTAACATCACACCAACAGCTTTATTTGGTTTTAAATCAATTGGATTAATTCTATATTGTAATCGTCGTGCCACTCATTACCTTTTCTTTTTATTATTCATTGCCTGCATTAAAGCTGAATAATCTTTTGTAAGTGCATCCACTACTGCAGCACCTGCTTCAGTTTGGGCTAATGTATTCATTGATACCGCTCTACCTTCCGAATCTTGCACAACCGATTCTTCCATAGAACCCATTTTTTTCATAGAACCAAATGATTGTGCCATATCAGATGTAAATGACCTTCCACCACCTATATCCCTCCACTCACCACTTTGGAATGTTTCATTCAATATTGATGATATTGGTGAGTTGTTATTAAATAACTTTTTTTGTGTTTGTGGTTTTTTTGTTTCAAACAAATGGTCTACATCTAATGGGTCTTTTTCCACCAATGGGGTGGTTTGTCTTATTGGTTGTTGTTTCAATTCTTTTATAATAGATTGTTTTAAAATCTTTTTTTCTTCAGCGAATCTTTTCTTAACCTCGCTTTCAACCAATATTTTAATAGCTTGAATTAGTTTTTTTGTATCCATAGTAATAAATATAATGTTTTATAATAATTAACCAATACCTTTTTTAAGCTTCAATAGTATATTAGCAAGTTGTGGGTGTGGTAAGGTTGTTCCTCCTGTTGCCGTTGGAAATCCACCTCTTGCTAATGTTTCTATAGCAGATATAATTAAATTAATTGTAGTTGTATATTTCAATGTAGATATAGCTACATCCTTTTTAGATGATAGTATAATATTATCAGATTTACTATTAAATATTAACCTGTCCGAATTAATAATAATTTGTGGGTTTTTATATTCAGATGTATTTTTTACTACAGATGTACTCGCTAATTTAGTTGCTACCTTTTGTTTTGTAGTCATCCATATAGATGAATCATCTTTGTTTATATTCTCAACAACAAATTTATCGTACCCCTTTTTATTAGTATCGTTTTGAGTATTTCTTATAATTGTAATTGGTGCACCAGAAACAGACGAATTCCATGATGGTGATCTTTGAGCCTCACTGTTTTTTGGCGTATAACCAAATCTTATTGATTGTCCAAACCTACCTTCAAATATGGTATCACCAATATAAGGTTGTAATTGCGATAAATTATTTACTTCTGAAAATCCTTTACCAAAATCTTTTGTATCATCATTAACACCGGATGTGTTTGATATTGGTTCTTCGTATGAGCTGATGTCAAATAATACTACCCCATTTTTAATCACTTTTGGTAAGGGATTGTTATTTAACGACCTTTGTAAAAAGGTGGGTGATATATAGTAAAATGAAAAACCACCCGCAAAAGGGTTAGATCTAGAACTTAAAGCACTAATTAAATAAACCTGTTCACCTATAGTGGGTATTGATTTAATATAAGGGTTTAGTGGATAAGCAAATTCAGATGAAGTTGTACTATCATCACGTTTAACTAAAACGCTTATTTTATAAATATCATCTGGATTACCATCCTTTAAAAATACTTCAACTACTTCGCCAAGCATTATTCATCCTCATCTTTTTTTAGGGATTCTAATTTTTCATCTACATCCCTACTAGCTTCTAACAACTGTTTCTTTTCTTCTTCTGATAGTAGTAACCCATCATCAGAACCACCCTTATCCAATAGTTTTTGTGCAATCGCAGCCAACCTTACTAATTGGTCATCATTCTTTACTGATACCTCTAAGTATTCCTTAATCAACGGAACTACTACTGATGCATCATTTAGATTTTTAACCAATGGTTCTAATTGAGCAATCAGTAATTTTATCTGTCTATCTTTTTTACGGGAGTTATCATATACATCTTTTAATAACGATGAAAATGTCGTCCCTTTAAATATATCATCATCCTTCTTCATAATACCTTTCTATATTGTGGTTTAATTTTAGAATACCATTTTTGGTATATTCAGAATTTAATTCCACAAATATTATTTTCATTTTTCCTATAACCCTTGTAATATACTGCGTATTTACTCCTGTCCTATCTCTAATAAGTATATAAAGTGCCTTTTTATTATAAGAATATAAATCTTTCCTGGTACGGAATAGTTCGTTTACTGAATCCGCTATTCTCCTATCCCTTTCTTTTACAAAAAGTTTATTTAGATTTAAATCTATATAATCCACAAAGTAATCCATAAAATCAGATTTTTCTTCTATTGCTTCATATTCTGCAACTTCATTGGGAACATTTCTACCAATATCTACAGCATCTAAATTTTCTTGAGCTTTCATCTTCGCATAGTTTGCGTTATTTTCATTGAATAAAAAGTTTCTTGCAATTACAGTGAAATAAGAAAATGCTTTTCCTTTATCTCCCTTAAATTTATGCATCTTTTCATTTAGAAACGCAACCACAGAGGCTTTTACATCCTCATATGAATCATCAAAGTAGTAGGTTTTGTAAGTATGTATTACATTCTCCGCAAGCTTATCAAACGGATATTCTATAAATCTATTGTAGATACGATTTTTTTTATCAACATCATCCAAATTATTATATGCGTTTATAGCTATTTCAGTTATATTCGTAAAATACCTATTGCTCTTCGGTGATTTCGCTTTTCTTCCCATAATACCCGTCCAATTCTTCTATAATACTATACATTTCTCTAAATACATAACCAGTCTCATCATCGGCTTCAAACGAACCAATTCTATCTATTGATTTCATTTTATCCATTGCATTTTGAATCCTTTCTTGCATTGAATCCAAAATTGTATCGGCCTGAGTATATTCTTTTTCTAACTCATCCAAACTATCTTCAACTGCTTCTAATTTTCGTAGTAGATTCCATACAAAGAAACCTAAAACCACATCCGTTAAAAACAATATCACCAAAAGCGTTACCATATTAATCCTCCATTATATCTTTAAACGCATCAAACACCATATCAACCTTTGGTTTATCATCTTCAGATTTTTGAGATACTATCTTTTCAAATTTAGATAACCCATTCGGTTTTCCGTTTGTATTAAGAGTTCCTCTCGTACCTTTTAACTTTTTACCTTCAACCACCCAACGATTATACTCATACTTTGAAGCCATAAAATCGGCTTGATGTAAAATATGTGGTAAAAATGTTTTTAGTTGATTTTCAGGCTGAAAACTTTTATAATAACTTTCGGTGGATGTATCATATAAACCATCCGTTAATCGGATAGCAAGATACTCTTCTTCTGAACATTTAACACCAAAGTGATTTAGTAGAAAGAATGTACGGTCGTGAATCTCCATCCAATGTAGGTTTGGGTTTGATTTATAAATCTTACCCTGATTCTTTACATGCCATTCCGAATCATTCTTTTTATACCAATCATCTTCAACTGAACCTACCTTACCTAAATCGTGATGAAGGGCTGCAAATACAACCGATTCTCTTGTAATATCATTGGTAATCATATCTAACTCTTTCCAAAGTTCAAATACCTTTAATGCATTACGAGTTACCCTCATTATATGGTCAATATATCCGCCGGGAAAAGCATTATGAAAATGTTCAAACGATGAAGCGGGTGTATAAATAATCCTCTCTTCAAAGTGGTCATACATTTTATTTAGGGCATCCAATCGTTCACCACTAAATTCCTGATTAATAAATTTTCTGAACTTTTTGTAATTCTCCAGTAGTTCTTCTGGTGAGAAAAAATCAAAATACATAATTAAATAATTTTATCAATAATTCCTAACTCCAATGCTTCTTCTGCGGATAAGAATAAATCACTTTGCTGATTTGATTGCCACCAATCTTTTGACTTCTTTGTAAATTCAGCCATCATACTATTACACTCTTCTTCTAACCTATCAGCGAATTTGGCATTTGATTTTACATCACTTAATTTACCTGCTGCAAAAGTAGATAATTGGTGAACCATAATCTTTGAATGCTTTGATGCTGCTCTAACCCCAGTACCTGCTGCGAGTAAAAGAGCCGCTGCTGACATTGCAATACCCCTACAAATAATATTGAATTTCATATCTTTGTTTCCTCTGATATAATCAATAATACCAAGCGTTTCTACAACATCACCTCCGCCTGAATTTAGTAGGATATTAATTGTAGTTGTTTCGGAGTTTACTTTCTTTAACAATCTTACCTTAGCAATAAATTCGGGTAGTAATCCCATTTGAATTTCATCGCAAATTACGATAACATTATCGGTTAAATCAATACCATAATCAAACTCCCTAAAAAAGTGTTTGTGTGGGTCGCTATCATCCCCACTATCATTTTTATAATCAAATTTTACATTTGGGGAGCTGGTGGTATAAAGTTCATCTATCATAAATTATTCGTTTAAATTTTACACAATATACAACAAAAAGTGTATATTACCAAATTATTTTTAGTTTTTTATTATCTGTATCTATCTGCGCCGGTTTTTCGATAAGTATGCGTTGGTGTTTGGGGTGATACTTCATTATATAAATTTACGGCTTCTTCGGTAGTTGGTTCAAATACTACATCAGGTTTTTCTTCTTTAGTTTCCACAACCGGTTCTTTAATTTCTTCTTTGGGATTGATAACCACTTCTTTTTTGATAGGTATTTCTTCAATAGGTTTAATTTCCTCTACCTTTATTTCTTTAATAAGTTTATTTAAGGCTATGACCATAGAGATTGCTAATGGGTCAAATACCAATACAATTAATAATGTAAACCAATTTACAATTCTATCCATACCCCATCCCGTCAACTTATCTAAATATCTAAGTGGACCTATTTCTGAAGCAACTACATTATTTGATTCCTTATCCAATATTTGTAAATCTAATGAAGTCAATGAATCATTCAACGATTCTATTTTTAGGGTTAAGTTATCTCTTTGCTGAACTGCTAATTTTAATTCACTACTCAAAGCCCTTCTTTGTGATATAGCCCCTCGTTCGGTTTGAGAGTTATTATTTGCTAATCCACCCCTCAAAGATGATATGGATGTTTCTAATAATTTTTTCTCACTATTCAAATCAGCCAACTGTTCCTTAAATCTATTTCGTTTCACATCCACAACACCAACCTCTTTATTAAGGATAGTAAATTTATCGCTTGTGGTTTGATATGCGGAAGTCAAAAAACCATATATACCCAATGATGTTATCATCATTAAAATTACAACAGCTGAAACCATATACCATTTTAACCAACCAATTACCTTCCAATAATTGTGGAGGTATGAAGCAAGAATTATTTTTGCAAATTCTAATGCCCCCGCCATTATAATTACTTCGGTTCTTGCTCCAGCAAAAAGTGAACTAAGTCCGAATATAGAATAGTATGCTGCTGAACCAGCAAGTATAACTGTAGATAATATCATTAAGATTATGAAACCATTTTTTCTCGTAAAAAAATTTTTCATATGTTATTCCATTTTTTTAACTTTATTAACTTTCCCAGTTGTATTTATTATCAAATCTTTTGATATCAATATTGACTGTAAACAACAAGAGAAACTTGAAATATTAAATAAATATCCAAAAAATAGATAATAACCTTAAACGGGTTAATTATGCCCATACTGATTTAAGTAATTAAGAACCGCTAATTCTTTCATTTTAGCTTCTACTTCAATATCCAAATCGTAACCATAGGTTTCAATTTTGTTTGAAATGTAATCCGAATGCGCTTGGGGGATTTTACCTATAGCTGATTCTGAATAATGAACCACAGGTTTAATACCATCCGGCCAAGTACTCATTGCTAACTCTAAAGCCTCCTGCTCCGATAAACCACCGGTGCAAAACTTGTGGTGGTGATAATCAAATACAATTGGAATACCAGTCCTTTGGTGGATATACATCAGGTCCTTTACCGAATACATACTAGCCTTATCATCGTTCTCCACTGTGAGCCTACTACGAACCGCATCAGGCAACCTTTCAAAGTTCCGACAGAACCTATCCATCGCTGATTCTTTATCCCCATAGACACCATTACAATGGATATTAATGACATTATAGGGTGTCCTACTCAACCCCATCAGGTCAAAGACCTCCCCATGCAGCGATAAATCCGTTATGGTGTTCATTACCACCCTTTCATTGGGTGAAACAAGCACATTAAAGGGGCCAGGGTGAGATGTAATTCGTTGTCCATAGTTGGATACCAACACCCCAGCACCCTTCAGGAGATTGGATATAGGAGCAAAATGCGGCATATCTGATAGTGGGTATTCGGATGACCAAGGGAATAGATTGGAGGTGATTCTGAAGAGTTTTATACCCATCTTTTCGTTCCATTTGATGATTTCTATCAGGTCACGGGTGTTCTGCAACCCAAGTTCCGAAGCCCTACCAATACCCTCTTTTAAAAAGGTTTTCCTAATCATACCCCTATTGGTGGTAATCTTTTTCTTGCCCAAAGTCATATTGATGCAAGCGTATCCTAAGTTTGACATAGTTTTTGATTTAGATACTACAAATATAATGAAAAAAGGGGATTTTTCCAAATCCCCCATATTAAATTTTGATTAATTTTTTAAAAGATTATAACCCAAGGGCGCGGGTTTTATTACTTAATTTTTAGTGCTTTTGGTTTTGATTCTTCAGCAAATGGAATACTGATTTTAAGTAAACCATCCTTCATACTTGCTTCTGCTGAATTCAAATCATATTTACGAGCAATCTTATATCCCAAATTAAAGGAACGCTTTGAAATTCCTTTGTGAATATAATTTACTACAGCTTCTTTGGCTTCATCTTTTTTAGAATAAGAAACCCTTAATAAATCGCCTTCAATATTGATATCAATATCTTCTTTACATAACCCCGTTCCGGCGATTTCAAAACATAAACCTTCTTTGGTTTCGTAGATATCTACGGGGTGGCCGATTTTTACATCCATCGCTGGTGCGAAAAATGAATCGTTTGTGAAAAAATTTTTCACCAAAATATCAAATGGTGAAAGTGGTAATTCTTTAATGTGTGTCATAATAGTCCTTAAATCTATTTTAATTGTTAAACATAATTTTAATTTTGACCCCTTTCGGTAGTCGGTTGCGCCCTTAGGTTACACTCTTTTAATATATATCAAAAATCATACCAAAGTTATTTGTATCTTGAATTGTGTAATTGAAACAAATAATCTTTTGCCTGAGTTTGAGTTCGGGTGGATGTTAAATAAATTTCTATACCATTTAATGGTTTAATTAAATAACATCTAAATTCATCTTTCATAACTGAATTTATATTGAAAAAAGATTTTGAATCCTTTTTATATCTTATCTGACCAAATATACCATTACCAAAATCAAACTCATCAACTATCATAAATTAGTTTAGTGATGTTGGTGGTCCTTGTCCTATTACTAAAAATCTATGGGTATCACCATTTGGTGTTCTTACCATATCATGCCTTTTAAGTATAAATCCATCACAAAATAATTTAACTAATACAGGTGTTATATCTTCACCACTCATAGATTGAATTTTTATGAACCTTTTATTTTTATCATCGTTATCATAATTAGAAAATAACGATTCCAACATATCAGCTTCTAAAGCATCTTCCTCTGAAGATTCTAATATATCATCTTCTTCATCACCAAGCTTATCAAAAAAGCCTGAATACATATCGGAAAAATAGATAAGTTTATCTCTTGGTGAAAGAGATTTATAGAAATCATACTCCTGTTCATTCCAAAAAACTTCCATATTCATACTAATAAATAGTTAATCTTTTTTATATTGTTCGTTCAACCAAACTAAAATTTCTTTGGATACTGCGTAATCACTTTCGGTAATATACTCATCAATTATCCATACAACCTCTTCCAATACCTCATTTTTATTGTAGTATGTTTTATTCAAAATAAGTTGCAACCTTTCTCGCATCTTATTCCTATAATTTTCATCTATCTCTACTTCGGTTGGAAAGAAAACTGTTTTAAGATTATTCTTTACTAAAGTATAATATGGTTCTTTTTTCTTTTTTATTATATCAACACAATTGGCAATATACTTATCAAAGGTTTCTTTGTTTAAAAGAATTGATTCTTTATCCGTTGGGTTTTCTATTTGTACCATTGGTCCTTTAGTTGATGGACTAATAGCAATTGAGTGTGATGTGTGTGGGTCCGGTTTAAATCCATATCCACCAAACAAAGCCTCTTTTAATTTTTCAAATTCAGTAGTGCTTTGAGTTGGTTTTGGACCCATATTGAATAATTAGTTGAATATATTTAACCTATATTTTTTTTCTACTGTTAGTAAAGCATCATTAAGAGTATTAATAATTTTTTCTGCTTCCGCCTTTGTAATTACCATTTCGTTATTACCTATTTTCAAACTACCGATTTCGGTAAATGGTTTTATAGGATAATCTGATGGTTTTAGTTCCGGGTTAATTTGTAAATCAATATCAGTATAGTTTTTTCCAGCGTATTTCTGAAATTTGGCTTCCTGCTTTTGAGTTACTGCGAAAGAATTATTTACATAGCTCTTAATCGGTGCGTTTTTATATTTACTACTCATAACTTTTTTGTTTAATTGTTATACAATAATAAATATAGAAAACGATTTAATTATTCCACATTTTTTGATTTTTTATTTTTCCTAAAATTGCGGGATGATACTCTATTGAATTTTCTTTCATCAAAATCCATTATACTTTTATCGGGATGTGTACGATTTATATTCTGAATCGTTTTCATAGATTCATTAGCCCAATACCAAGCATCCATTACCGTTGGTTGGGAGGGTAGGTAAACCTCATCACCGATATACCCACCATGACCATCGGATACTTTATATCTACCATCGGACGTCATAGTGGTTTTAGCATCAGGAAACTTTTTGAGTACACGCCGTTTAATCCTATCAAATTGTGGATTGACCGATACTACCTTCGGCTGCTTCGTTTTCTTTTTCATTGAATAATTGGGTTAATCGTTTATTGATTAAAAAGCCATTAGCTATTTCTTTATTAAGTGAACAATTTTCTATCAATCTACCATCCTCCAATTTTACATCGTAGGCATTGCTGTTTCGTATCTTTGTTTTTGAAACAATCTTACCAACCATAAAATTGGAATATACACTAACTACTACTCTATCGCCTATACTATAAACCATAATTAATTTCCAATCACATTTAGAATTTTTGTTTGTGTGACTGAACTAACCTCAAACTCCAATGGTGAGTTTTGTAGGAATGCGGTAATATGGGCTTCTGCGTCTGTAACCGATACAGCCTTTACCAAATATTGTTCGGTATTCTTTTTAATTTTACCATTACCATTATCGGTTTCTACTTTAACTTTTACTAAATAGTACATCATAATTTTTTTACTTTAATTTACTTTTAACGATTTCACAAGTTTTATGAAAATTTTCTTTACCCCATTTACCTAATTGTTCGTGATGAGAATGGGATATTACCTCACCACTAACAGCAGCACTTCCATACGCAAACCTCTTCAGTTTATAACCTGATAGTGGAGTTGAAAACCTTTTAAGGTATTCTGCCTTACTATCTAAATATTCAAAGAACTTATCTTTGGGTAAAGATTCCAATTCTTCGTTACTTAACGGTTTGTTCGGGTCATACATCATATCAAATATACAAAAGAAATTTTAAATATCAAAATATTGGTGATACATTTTTTTGAGAATAACTATCATTCTCACAAATTTCAAATCTATAACTACCATTACCATTATCCCACATTGTAATTGCGAATGTATCTCCAGTTCCAATTGCTTGACAGAATCCTTTGAAAGCAGGCTTTTCTTTATAATTCACTCCACTTTCATACCTTTTGCGAGCTTTAAGTCTACCCCACGCTCTAACAGGCCCTACAAATGTAGATTGATTATATCTAGTATGATGATTTTTTTTATACTTTTTTAATTCATCTGAAGTTTTCATCTTTATTATTTATCAATTGATTTTTGATAGTAATAATTATATAGTTCATCTAAATCCATTGGAGATTCATTCATCATTTCATCCCACACATCAACACCAAACTTTTTTTGTAGTTCAGTCCGAAGTGAATTTAATATGCGAATCTCATCTAACTCACCTTCAAATTCAAGCTTTAAAGCACGAACTCTATCCATCCTACTCTCATCCCTAGCAAACTCACACCTATCTGAATTAGAATTACCACCATACTTTTTATAGGCAAGTTCATATGCACGATTTGCTTTTTTTCTAGCCTCTAAAGCCTGTTGAAAGAATTCCGATATATCAAAATCACCATTCACAATCTTATCATAAAGATGTGCGTTAGAAGAAAGGGGCTCTTTACGAGCCCCCTTTCTCCACCATTTGAACTTATTATACCCCATATAAATTAAAACGGATTATTAACAGCAGTAGTATCTTCAGTATTGAAGAGGTTTTCTTCACCAGTTTTTACAAACTTTTGAACGAACTGCTTCATAAACACACGCTCCGATTGAGCCCCACCACTATTATCAAAGAAGGGATAGATAGCAATCTCAGCTGCTTCAGTCAAACTAAATCCATCGTAGAGTAGCGAACCAATTTCCACAGCAGTACGAGTAGAGAGGGAGTTGGTCAGTTTGGGTGATTCACCACGAACCTCATCACGGGTCATCGTTGTAATTTCAGCCACATTAACCAACAGTTCCGAAGATACCGAAGGATACATCATACCAAGCAAAGTAGATTCTTCATCCTTAGTCAGAGAATCCATCTCAATAATCGTAAATCGGTCTAAGATAGCCCTATCAAGCATTCGGGTGGCGGTATATTCATTACCAATATTAGCAGAGGCAATAAAGGAAACACCATCAGCCACATTGATAGTAGGAGCATCAGCGGCTTCATCCAAACGAAGGTAGCGTTGACCTGGATCGAGAACAGTCATCAGAATGTTCCACGCTTCGGGGTGAGCCCTCGTAATCTCGTCCAACACAACCACAGTGTTTGGCGTTTGGATTGCCTTCACAAAAGGTGATTGATTAAACACCGTACCTTTGGTGGTGTCATATTGGGTATTACCAATCAGCGTAGTTCGGGGGTCTTGAGTAGCACCCAAGTTGATGATAAAGGTAGAGTACCCATCAATTGAACACGCAGCGGCTTTAGCAGCCATCGTTTTACCACAACCAGCAGCACCGGTCATCATAATGTTTTTACCACGGAGAATGTTACGAATTAAATATTTCCATTTCAGTTCCGGCATAAACAACATCTTTGGCTTCAACCCCGCAGCTTCGGTGTGGATGAAGTTCAAAACATTTTCAGGCATAACCACCGGAGCGGTGATTTGAGCCGGAGTTGATACCATAGTCACGGTAGGTTTATGAACCGAATCCACAGCGTATTGCTCCAACCCACCGTTTGGTTTATTGAAGTTCATAACGGGAGTGGTGTCGGTTGCTTTAGAAGCAGGAACACGGCCAAAACAAAGCTCACCAGAAGTGAACGAACCCTTAACCCTAATTTTGAATCGGAACTTATCAGGTCGCTTAGAAGCCTGAAGAGCCCTGCGGTAGAGGGAAGTCCCCTTCTCGTTAAGAGCTGGGATGTTGAACATTGCTCCATTTGAATCTTGGAACATTAGTACACCGTTACTTTGAACGATAGTACCGAAAACAAATCTTTGGTTTTTCATATATAGGGGTTTAACTTACAATATAAAGATACTACAGAAGGAGCAATTATCCAAGCTTTTTATGTTA